ACCACCACCACCGCCCGAACTGCCGCCCGGCATGCCTCCCGCGCCGCGGATGATGTCGTTCGCGATCCCCTCAAGCTCCGCGACCTGCGCGTACGCTTCGGCCACCTGCTGCGTAATCCCCGCGATGAACGCCCGGTACTCGCCCCCACCCTGGCGGATCCCCGCAGCCATGAGTTGTGCTGCGAGGGTGGTGGCCATGATCTTCGGGTTGAGGTCGAGGATCTCCTGCGCGAGCGTGTTCACGTCCTTCGCGCCTTCGCGCGCGGCCTCGGCCGCGAGGTCGATGCCCCGCGTCGCGCCGAGTGCCTCCGCCTCGGTCTGGTGATACGCGTCCGCCAGGCTGTCGAGCGCCGGCCCCAGGTCTGTCGCCTCGGCGAACGCCGCCTGCAGGGCCGGCTGCAGCGACCGGTGCACCATCAGCAGGCCTTCAGTGGACGCTCCGGACTCCTTCATCGACTCGCCGAGCGCCTTGACCTCGTCGCTGTAGTCCTTCGCCGTGACGCGACCTACGACCTGCGCGCTCGCGGCCTTCAGCGTCCCCGCCTCGAACTTCGCCATCGCGATCGACAGGGCATCCCCGTAGTCGGCGGCGACGTCCTTCGCCTGCACCAGGAACGCGTCCGTCCGGCTGACCTGGTTCCCGATCGCCTCCTGCGCGCGCATCCATGCGTTGATCTCATCGGTCATCCGGCGGATCTCGTCCGACGTGTCCCGCGACGCCTTGATGAGCCCCACCGTCGCGCCGGCGACACCGCCGATCGCTGCACCCCAGCCCGGTAGGATCATGTTGCCGAGCAGCGCGCCCGAGGCGGCCATGCCAGCCACGCTGACGGCAGCGTTGCTGCTGTTCGCGCCCAGCACAGCCGTGCCGGCCGCGACGCCCACCATCAGCGGCTGCATGCGGCTCATCGCCATCTGCATCCGCCCGTACATCCCCGCGGACTGGCCGGCGATCGTCATCCACTGCTGGGTGTCGACGGTCCACGCCCTCGTAGCCACCGACGCCTGTTGAATCGAAGTCGTCAAGCCGACGACGCCGGCGCGGGCACCGAGGGCCACCGCCGGCAGTGCCTTGAGAGCAATCGCCCCGGCGCCGAGGAATGCGATGAACTGCACGCCCTCGACCGGGACGGCCGTGACGACGTCTCCGAGCAGCTTCACGGCCTCGGTGGCGGTCGCCACGCCCGCTGTGAGGTCGTCCGTGAACTCCTGGAAGCCCGCCGACGACATCGCCGTGGAGATATCCTTCAGTCCGTTCGTCACGGACCCAAACAGCGGGCCTGTGATCTCGCCGGCGGCGATCTGGGCGTTGTCCTTGATGGTCGAGATGAGCCCGCTGAACGTCTGGCTCTGGGCCTGCATCAGCCCGCCGAACTTCTCCTGCATCCCCGCCGTCACCGCGTTGATGACCGCCTCGGCATCGACGGCGCCCTTGCTGACCTTCGCCATCGCGCCGGCGGTGTCGGTGCCGATCGCCTTCGCGAGGAAGGTCCACGCTGGGATCCCGGCCTCGGTCAGCTGCAGCATCTCCTCGCCGCTGGCCTTGCCCTTCGCCTGCATCTGGCCGAGGGCTCGCGTGACCTGGTCGATCAGCTCTCCGCCCCCTCCGAGGCCGGCGACAGCGTCACCGATCGCACTGAGGGTCGGCATGACCTGCTCGGCAGCGAACCCCATCGCCAGCAGCTTCTGAGCGGACTGCACCAGCTCCGGGAACTCGAACGGCGTCCGCGCGGCGAACTGCTGCAGGTCGTCCAGGAAGGCCTTCGCCTTCTGTCCGTCGCCTAGCATCGTGGTGAACGCGAGCGTCGCCTGCTCCTGCATCGCATTGAACTTGAAGCCCATCGTGCCCAGCGCAACGCCGCCCCCGACGACCGCGGCGCCGAAGCCGACCATCGCCGTCTTCGCGACGCTCGCTACGCGGGACAGACGGCTTTCCGACTCGCGCGAGAACTGCTTGACGCTGCCCTCGCCCTTCGTCATCTCAGCGACCAGGCGACTCGAGTCACCAGAGAGCCGCACTACGAGCTCGGCGAGCGTGGCCACCTACGCGCCACCCTCGTCGGAACCAACGTCGCCGCTGTCCTCAGCCGGCAGCCGGTACTCCTCGAACACCGCGGCGCCCTCGGCCCGCAGCGTGTCCTCGTCCGCCGACGTCGCTGCGCCCTGCTGAGCCCGCGCCATCCGCGCGAGCACCTCGGCGAGGCCGGGGTTCTCCTGCAGGCGGCGTGCAGCGGCCGCGCGGTCCTTCTGGTTGAAGGTCGCGACGGCTTCTTCAGCGTTGCGGTACTCGAGGATCGCGAGCATCGTCGGCCAGTCCTCCTGCAGGATCGCGCTGGGCAGAGCGGTGAATGCCCGGCACAGGTCGCTCAGCAGTCCCTCCGGTGGCTTCGGGCCTTTGCGGGCAACATCGGGTTCAGCGCTCGTGCTGTACCCGAGGAAGTAGTCCGCTAGGGCCTCGAGCCTTTTCCCTCCTGGGCCTTCGACTCACCCCGCAGCAGCAGGCCGAGGTACATCAGCTCTTTGATCTCAAGTCGTTTGATCACGTTCGGGTCGTCCGCCGGCGACGGCATCGCGCGGCCGCGACGGTCCGTCCAGGTCCACTCGACGATCTGGCCGGCGATCTCGTCCTTCATCTCTGCGACGATGTCGCCGTACTCGGACATCAGCTCCACGCGCTCGTCCTGCGCCGTCGCGTCGTCCATCGCCTCGAACCGCGGCGCCAGCTTCGCGAGCTGCGTCAGCGACAGCAGCGCCCCCACCGTCAGGCCGGGTAGGAACGTCACCGTCTCCCCGGCGTGCGGCGTGAACACCTCGTCGCCGAACGTGAGTTCGCAGTCGTCTGAAGGCAGCGTGGTCGCATCCGGCCAGCGCTTCACTGTTCTCGTAGCCATCCAGTCCCCCTCGAAGCCCCCGCCGCGTGAGTGACCGATCCCGCCCTCGCTAGGCCGTCGCGCGCGTCAGCGCCGAGTTGCCCCGCAGCTGCGCCTGGTACGTGACCGCGCCTCCGACCTGGCCGCTGATGGAGTAGGACTCCAGTACCTGCGTCGAGTCGTAGTGCGGGTCGTCGGTGCCCACCGTGCCGCCGGTCGGGTCGAGCCCGACAGTCGCGCCGTCGGCGTCCGCCAGGAGGGCGAAGAGGATGGCGTCCGACTCGCCCGAGGCGAAGTCGGCATCACCGTTCACGCCGAGGCCGAAGTCGTAGTTCCCGACGACACGACGCGGGCCGGCGACGCCGAACGCGTCGACCTTCGGCACCTCCTGCGTGACCTCCTGGCTGAACCCGGCGACCTCGCTCTCGATCGCCGTCCCACCGATCGCGATGTTGACGTTCTTGGCCGGCTGCTTCGCCATGACCTGCTCCCTTCGACCCGCTCCGCGCGGGCTCTTCGCTGACTAGCTGTCGCCCGCCACCAGCCCACCCGTCACGGCGATCACCGCGCTCGTGAACGTGCCGCTGATGTTCAAACGCTTGTAGGCCTCGGTCGCCGCCGTGATGGTGGCGACCACCGTCCCGGCCGCGGTGAGCGCACCGGAGGTGAGGCCTGTGATGTCCGTGAACGAGTCGCCCGAGCCGTCGTCGCTCGACTCCTGCAGCTCCAAGGTGATGTTCGTGCCGGTGAACTCGACCAGGCGGAACACCGCTCGGTAGAGCTGGCCCGACGTGGTCGCGCCCTGCTGGATGCTCGCGAGGGACTCGGCGCCGGTGGTCGTCTTGTTCCCGAACAGAACGCCCCGCGAGGCGCCCAGGCGCCCCATGCCCGTGAAGTTCAGCATCTGCGTGCCGCCCAGCTGCGCGCTCAGCGGCTTCTCGGACAGAGAGATCGCCCCCTCGTGCACGACGCTCCCGATCGCCGACCCCATCGCCATCGCGATCATGTGGTCGGTACCGTCCTCGAGGAGGTCGTGCAGGATCTCGTCGTACCCGCCCTCGTCGCCGTCGAACAGCCCGAGGAACGGCGTCGAGTAGTCGTAGTTCCCGACCACCCGCCGAGGCCCAGCGACGCCGAGCGTCTTCGCGTCCCCCAGCTCCTGCGTGTAGTCCACGCCGGCACCGGTCAGCAGCCCGGCGAGCGGGTGCTCGTCGAGCCAGATCAACATCGACTTCGCGGGAATCTTGGCCATCGCCCTACTTCTTCCCCCGCGACCGGCGGCGGGTCGACGGCTGCGGTGAGGTGGGCCCCGAGGGTGCCGGCGCGACGTACTCGCGGATGGCACCGGTCCGCAGCAGGAACCGGATGTTGACGTCGCAGAGCTCGTCGAACGTGACGAGCGTCGGGTTGGTGACGGGGTCGTCCAGGAACCCGACGACCTCCTTCTTCGCGTTCAACTTCACCGGCCGCTCGGACTCGAGGTCGGCGTTCCCCGGCCCGCGCTGGATCCGCAGCACCTTCGACAGCTGCACGTACGGCCCGCGGCTCAGTTCATCGCTCATCAAGAACCCCTCACTCCCGGTAGCAGAAGACGTAGTCCTGCCGGATGCGGTACTTCCGCACGTCGCCCTCGTAGGTGTCGTCCTCCTGCTCGAGCAGCGCGTCCTCTACCTCGACCGAGTCCTGCGTCCATGCCTGGCGCTTCAACGCTGCACGCACCGCTGCGGCCACGGCGGCCGCGCTCGCGTAGGTCTCCCCGTACGAGTCGATCTGCACCCTGGGCCAGACCAGGCCGGTGTCCGCATCGAGCATCGATCCCCGCGGGGAGTCGATACGCACGAACCGGATCGCCGGGTACCCCGTGCCCTGCCTCAACACCACCGGATAGATGCGCCCAGACGCGCCGCTGCCGACCAGGTCGGTGATCCCGGACGTCGCCTCGAGCTTGCTCGCGAGCGCCTGCATGAACTCGGCCACTCATCTACCCGCCCGCTTCGCCGCGGCCGCGAGGGCCCTTCGGTGGGCCTTCCTCGCGGAGCGCTCGAGCGCCGGCCCCAGGTCATCGGCGATCACGCGCACGGCCTCGGCGCCCTTGTTGTCGAGGGCCGGCCGGAGGAATGGCTGAGGCGCCGAGTGCGCGTTGCCCGTCTCCTCGACCAGGTGCGCATAGCGCGCCGGGCCACCGGGACGCCGGAGGCGCACGCCGATGTCCACCTTGACGCTCGTGTCCTTCGCGGAGACGGACGTGCCGATGGCGCGCTCGAGGTCGCGGTCGTCCTTCGGGACGAGCACCTTCGCTTCCTTCTGGATCGGGCGGCCGCCCTTGCGGAAGGCATCGCGGAGCGCGCCGCGGCGCACTTGGTTCGAGACGTCGCGGAAGCCCTCGATCGCCTCGGCGCCGCCGGTGATGGTGGCGTGGATCTCCATCAGGCGTCGTCCCTCACCGCGCTGCAGAGCAGGCGCAGGTACTCCCGGCGTCCCTCCTCGAGGACCGCCTCGATCTGCCACGTCTCCGAGTCCCACGAGATGCGCTGCTTCGGCGTCACGTCGCCGCGGTAGCGCACGACGAACTCCGCCTCGAGCGTCGCCTGGATCTGGTCGTCCACGAACCGCTCGCGCCCGCTGAGGGCGCGGTAGCGCGCCCAGACCGTCGCCAGCGTGCTCCAGGACGGCACCGGCTCGCCGTAGTCGTCGCGCGTCTCCGTGGCCGTCTGCAGCACGATGCGGCGGTCCATCGTCCCGGCCTGCATCCCGGCGATCGCCATCAGGCCACCGCCACGGGGTCGAGGGCGTACGCATTGAGGAGCGCCTGCACGCTGTCAGGGATCCGCGCCGCCACCGTTCCGGTGACGACGGGAGTGCGCGTGTCGTAGCGGTGCGCGACCAGGAGCCGGACGGCCTCGACAAGGCCCTCCGGAACCGCTGCCGCAGCGCCATACCCAGCGACGAGGCGCACCGTGACGTCGAAGATGTGCCCCTGCGTCGCCGGGTAGATGACTCCGTAGTCCGGGACCAGGAGGCCCCGGTCGGCGAACTCGCCAGCGGGAGCGTCGGCGCTGTAGTTTGCCGCGTCCCAGGTCTGCGTCGTTCCGTTCGCGTCGACGTACGAGATGCTGGTGATGCTCTGCAGCGGCGCCTTCGGCAGGCGGATCGGGATCCCGCCTGCGGGGAAGCGACGCAGCTTCAGGTCCCACGTCTGCGTGACCAGGGCGCGGCCGGTGTGCCGTTCGACGTCGAGCCGCGCGCTCTCGACGAGCGCTGCGATGTACGTGTCCTCGCTCGAGTGGTCGACGCGCAGGTGCGTCTTCGCGTCGTCCGTCGACAGCGGCTCCTCAGCCGGCGCCGTGACGAGGCTCAGGCGCCCCTCCCGATCTCCCTTGAATACTCGATGCGTCACGCGTCCCCCTCGGCGGCTACCCGCCGTACGTGTAGTTCCCCATCGGGCAGACGAGCCGCCCCCGCGGCCCCTCCACCAGCACCGCCCCGTCATGCGGGCACTCAACCGGGAGTTCGCGTGCCTCGCGGTCGCGTTCCTCCCGGTTGAAGTCCCGGATCTCCTTCAGCGTTCCCCAGCCCATCGAGGCCTACTCGGCCTCGTCCTGGGCATCGACGTGAACTTCGACGACCTCGATGCCCTCGCGCCCGTCGACCGCCGCCTCCGCGGCTTCCTCCGTCTCGAAGGCGAGTCCGTCGCCGACGTCACCGGTTTCACCGTCGCCCTCGAGCGAGGTGAACCACTCATCCTCAGTGCCGGCGCGCCGCAGCATGAACACCACTTCGAGGTCACCCTCGTTCGGGGCGAGTGCCTCGAGGCGCGCTTCAAGCGCGGTGCGGGCGTTCTTCCGCGTCTCCGCCTCGAGCGCCTGCCGCACGACGTCGACGTCCTCGACCGCTGCGATCAGCTCGGTGAGGGCCTTGCCCTTCGCGCCGAGGATTTGCTCGGCGCTGATCACGGTGCCGTCCTCGGTCGCGACCTCGCGCGATCGGCGCCGTTCCTCCCGGCGCGCCACGAGGTCATCGCGGAACACTTCGCGTTCGACGCGGCGGTTGTGGGCCAGCACCTCGGGCTCGTTCGAGCGCTGAGCGCTGCCGGCGACCGCACCCGCGCAGTGCGGGCAGGTCTTCGGCGTCGGGTTCTTGACCAGGCGCGAGCAGCTCGCGCATCGAGTCGTCAGTGCCATCGGTTCCGCTCCCCTCTCTCAGGCCCTCGGTCAGTGACCGCCTGCTAGGCGTTCACCTGGGCGAGGTCCTCGGGCGCGGACATGTAGCGCGGGCCCCAGAGGATCGCGAGCACGCCGCCGAACTTGGTGCCGGCGACGCCGAGGTCCGGGACGTTGAGGCTGATCCACTCGTAGCCATTCGCGATGTCGAGCTGGTCGGCCCGCACCTCGATGACGTAGAGGTTCTCCTTCTCGGCGGAGTCGGCGACGGCGGCGATCTCGCTCGCCTCGGCCTGCGTGACCCGAGTCCAGGTCTCGTCGGCGTCGAGCGTCGTCTCTTCCTGCTTGAAATAGTCCGTGATCGCGTCGAGGTCCTTCGAGTTCCCCGAAGTGGCCGCGTCGTGCTGCTGCAGGTCAGCCTGCACGTCGTCACCGTCGGTGCCGGCGTCGGCCATGAGGACGAAGGTGACGCCCTCGTAATCCTTCAGGTGGATCCGGTTGCCTGTGTTCGCGGCCGCGCACAGGTTCACAACCGACAGCGCGTTCGCGAGGTTGAACAGCCGCCCCAGCGCGTGAGCCTTAGTGGTCATCGATGTGTCCTTCCGCCCCCGGCGGGGGCCTCAGCCTTCGCTCTTCCCGGTCCTGACCGCTTAGGCGGCGAGACCCACGATCGGCGACAGCGTGTCGCCACCGTTCGCCGGCGTGAGCGCCGACTGCACCCACGGCTGTCCGTCGAGGCGCTCAACGCCCCGCACCGCCGTGATGTCGTTCTGGAACTTGAAGTGAGGCGAGGTCGCTAGCGAGAGCGCCTGCCGGTCGCCGACCAGGTAGAACCCGAAGTCGACGAACATGATGTCGTTCGCCGACCCGAGGTCGGGGACGTGCTCGCTGATGATGACCGGGTTGCCGCCGAGCCGCATGCGCAGGCCCTGCGTGAGGTCCGGCCAGAACACCTGCGCGCCGGCGGTGGACTCGAGCATCATCAGCTGCGCGAGCACGGCCGGAGAGATGATCCAGACGGCACGGCCGAGGCTCGAAGGCAGCATCCGGGCGTACATGTTCGCGACGTCGACGAGGTTCACCTCGTTCGAGGTGCCACGGGTGACGCCGATGCGCGCCGCGGCGTTCGTCACGCCGAGAGGCTCGCCCGTGCCCGAACCGCCGATCACGGCCTGGTCGAAGAACCACGGCTCGGCCATGCCGATCATCGCGACGACGAGCGCCTCGGCGCTCGTGAACGAGTCGGCGATCAGCTCGTTCTCGAGCTCCGTGTAGAACTTGAGGCCCTTCGCGTTCAGGCCGACCTGGGCGAACGCCGGCTCGCTCTCGTTGATGGTGCCGCCGGCGGCCGTCCAGTAGCCGCGGACGCCGCCGAAGACGGAACCGGCGCTGCGGTCGTCGTCCTTCACCGCAGGGATGCGGATTGAGGACGAGCCCATCGGGATGCGCATGCACAGCGGGCGGATGCGCGAGGCCTCGAGGCCCAGCGTCAGCAGCTGCGCCCGGAACTCCTCGGGCACGAGTGCGCCGCCGGTGGCGAGCTCGTTGCCCGACAGGTCGGCACGGACATCGCCCTTCTCGGTAATGAACTTCAGGCGCGGGTCGCGGTGGCCGCCGATGCCGGCGCGGACCGTGGCGCGCAGGAAGTCCCCGAAGCTCGAGAACTGGCCGTCCAGCTGGGCGCCGATCGCCTCCGGGTTGTACGCCTCCGGCTTCAGCATGGCCGTCATGCTGTTGCGGTCACCCTGCTCCTTTGGCGGACGAAGGATGTGACCCTCAGCGTCCACAACGCCCATCACCTGCAGGCGCTCCTGCACCTGCGCCGCGACCAGCTCGCGGATGCCGCTGGTCCGCTCCTCGACCTTCGCGTCGAGGCGCGGCATCAGCCGTTCTGCGATCGCGGCCGCGAGCTCCTCGCCCGACATCTGAGTGCGCTCCATCGTGTCCGTGTCACCCATCGCTGTCCTCCTCTGCCGGTGAGCCCGGCGCTTCTACAAGTGCCGGGCGATCGCCTCGGCGAGCTCCTCTGGGTTGTGCCTCTGCTGCTCGCTCCCGCTCCCGTCCTGTGAGAGGGCCGGGCTGAGGGCTTCCTGCTGCGGCTCCGCCTCGTGCTCCTCGTCCTCCTGGGACGCGACCGCCTCGGCCGGAACCTCCTGACGGGGGCGGCTGCCGCCGGTGCGGGCCTTCGGCCGCGCCATCCGCTCGACGGTCGCCCGCAGTGTCTCGACACGGTCGGCCATGCCGATCCGCACGGCCTCCTGCGCACCTACGACGCGGCCCTCGCCGAAGCCCTTCCGGACATCGGAGACGCTCACGCCGCGGCCGCGTGCCACGCTCTTCACGAAGTCGCCGTAGTACCGGTCGGTCTGTGCCTGGAGCGCCTGCAGCGCTTCCTCGCCGAGCGGCTCGAAGGGGTTTCCCTCGGTCTTGAACTTGCCGGCGGAGATCAGGGTCACGTCGAGCCCGAGCATCTCTAGGGCCTTCGACTGGTCCACGTGCATCCGCCACACGCCGATGCTGCCGACCTCGCCCGAGGGCGTGACGACGACCTCGGAGGCGGACGCGGCGATGTAGTAGGCGGCGCTTGCGGCGAGGCTGTTCGCGACCGCCACGATCGGCTTGCGCTCGCGCAGCTCGTAGATCTGAGTCGCGAGCTCGTCGCAGCCGTACACCCCGCCGCCAGGCGAGTCGATGTCGAGGACGATGGCAGTCACCCGGTCGTCGTTCGCCAGCTGGCGAAGGGCGTTCCCGATCTGGTCTGTACCCATCAGGCCGCTGGTCGCTTCCATCGGCCCGACGCGCTGGCGCAGCGTGCCGACGATCGGCATGACAGCGACGACCGGCGTCTCGTCCGAGTAGCGTCCGCTGGGCGGCGGCGCGGCCGAGGGCTCGCCATCGAAGGCGCCGATGACCGGCACGAACTGAGTCGCCAGGCGCAGCGGGTCAGACTCGCCGATGCGCGCGCGAATCTCCTCGGCGGTGAACTTGCCACCGCCGGCGGCGAACGTGAGGAAGTCGGAGATGGCCTGGAGCTTCTCGGGCAGGATCGCCCAGGGCTCCTCGCACGCGGCGCGAATCACGCGCCCGTAGTGCAGGCCTTCGATCTGGACGGGAGAAGTGGTGTCGGCCAAGAGCGGCAACCCAACCTCGGCCCGCTCCACGCCGCAGCGCAGAACGGTCCACCTATTCGGTTCCCGGCTTCGGTCGACCGGGAGAAGGTCGGGGCTCAGGGCCCTCGCGAATGACGGTGCCTGGTCCGCTCCTCGGCGAGCCGAAGCCTCCGAGAAGCGGCCGGGCGGCGCTCAGAGGCGCTCAACCGCTGAACACACGCTAGATCGCGTTATCCGTTCCCGTCAAGGGCTCGAACTCAAGCGTGCCTGAATTGCCTCGCGCACCGTCCGTGAAGTAGTCCCCCTGCAGCGTCCCTTCCTCCAAGCGCAGCGTGGCGACGCCGGCGAACGACGGCATCCGCGTCGCGGCTGAGGGGCGGTTGCGGTAGGCGTAGAGCAACTCAGGACATGCTTGATCGCATGAAATCATCGCGGCATAACTCGAGGAGCGGGACGCATCCGCGTTCAGAGAGACTTCGATTCGGCTCCAGCTCTGTCGAATGTCGAGGGTGAAGTCACGCGACTTCGCGAAGCCGTCGAACGAGGAGAGGCCAAAGCCCGTCCAACGCCCGCGCAGGTCCGGCACTCCGTGCGCCCGCGCGATCCAGCGCCAGCGCCACACCTGGTGCTCAAACCACAGCCGTAGCCCACTGAAGACGCCGATGACGCCGGGAACGTCGAGCCACCAGGGTGGGTCGACGCCGGCTAGGCCGAGCCCCCGATACCCGAGCGTCCCCAGAATGAGGGCGAGGACGAAGAGTGCCCCGTCGACAACGGATCGGGCGGTTACGTCGATCGAGTAGGGATGCACTAGCCGCCCCTTTCCCACAGCGCCCACAGGGCGTCGCGGAGTTCTCGCGCCTGCGCGACGTTCCATTGTTCCGGTTCAGGGCCGAATAGCTTGATTAGGCCGTTCTGCTGGGTGAAGTCCTCGGGGCGGTTCAGCGCGCTGAAGAGAAAGACGACGACGTTCAGGTAGGTGAGCTCCAGCGAGAGGTGGAACTGGTCGTCCGGCACGTTGTACATGAGGCACTCGACGTAGTAGGAGGGCGCCGCTCCACGCGATAGCAGGCCTAGTTCAGTCGCCCGACGGCGGGCGTTCTTGATCATGCGCACTCTCGCCTTGTAGCGATCAGCTGTAGACGACTGCTTCCTTGCACCGTTGGCGTAGTGCAGCTTCGGGTAGTTCACAACCCAACGATTCTCGTCGCTGATGCGAAACGTCATCCCCTCGACATAGCCCTGGTCCGCAGACGAGTTGAACTTGTAGTAGAGGCGGTATGGCAGGGTCACCACCACGTCCGCCGGTACCCGACCGGACGCACCTGGCTCCACCCTGATCGCCTTGCGGCCGGAGGTCACGAGCCCTCCGTAGTAGTAGTCTAGCACCCAGAGCACATCGCTACGGAACTCGCTCCACCCGTAAACGGCGTCCGGAAACGCAGCTTCGTAGGCGCGGCGCTCCTGCCCCGTGAGCAAGCGTTGGCTCGCGCGGAACGCGCTATTGAGTTCTACGACGATGTCGACATCGCTGTTGCCCCTGGTGTTCGTGCTGTTGCGGTACGAACCCTGGAGGTAAGTGTCGAAGTCCCGGCGAGCAAGCAACGCCGAGTTCTTCAGCGTGTTTCTAATACTCGTGTGGGTCGTTTGTGCTGTCGTTTGCGCGCCGGGGTTCGACCACGCAGAAAGTGTTGTCTCTGGAATAGTCATGGCCGCCCCCCACGATATGTTCGCAGAAGGGCGGCGGAATTCCCACTCAGAACCAGCGTGCGGCGATCTCCTCGGCCATCCGCTCGACCACGTCCTTCGAGTCGCGGTCCTTCGCCGCCGTCGGCTGCACCTCGACTGCCCTGAACGAACGCTGCGCCTTGCACTTCTCGCACCACAGGTCGGCGGCCGCCACGTTCCGCCCGAGGAGGTTCCGGCAGTCGGGACATCGCGCCTCGGTGATCACCCCCTGGCTCAGTGTGGACT